CATGAGCGCTTGCCGCCGCTTTGCGGGCTGGGTGCTGATCCAAGGGCTAATCGAATCCAACCCGTGGGCGCATGTGCCAGGGCCGCGCGGCCGGGCTGGGCAAGGCCGCGACGCGTTCACCGATGCCGAGGTGCAGCGGCTAATCGACCACGCCACCCAGCAGATCACCGAAGGCGCATCCCCCGCCATCCGGGCCAGCGCGCGCAACCGCGCCTACCTGTACCGGCTGCTATCGCTAACCGGCATCCGGCGCGGCGAGGCACACGCGCAGTTGTGGAGCGACATTGACCTAGAGGCGGGAACAATGGTGGTGAGCCTGGACAAAGCGCGCCGCAGGGATCACATCCCGCTTTCCCACGCGGCGGTTGAACTGCTGCGCGAGATGCGGAAGGCCAAGACCGGGCCCAAGGTCTTCGCCCGAACCGTGTCTTACAAGGGGCTGGCCACCGATTTGAAGGCGGCTGGGCTATCCGGCAGGTACGGATTCCATTCGTTCCGATGCGGCTACATCACCGAATCCTTTGAGAACGGCACCCCGCCGGAACTGATTCAACGCCTTGTGCGCCACCGGGATATATCGCAGACGCACCGTTACATCCGGCACCGGGAACCCCGGCTACGCGAGGCGGCAGAAAGCCGCGGCGGAAAAATCTCAAAAAACTCTCCCCTGAAAACTAGTACCACCGATAGGGTACGCACGGATTCAGCAATGGCCAACGGTGCAACTATCCGGGCGAACACTTCGGCGACTAGCGCGCGCATCGCGCCTACGGCCGTTGAATCCACCACGCGCGCTAGTCTTCGATGTGTTCGCGGTCGCTCCATCAACACAGTTGCAGTAGGCGCTACAGGATTCGAAACTGTGAGCCTACCCACCCGTGCGGAGCGGCTTTTAGCCGCTGCCTTATTGCTTACCCAGCACGCGCACCCCGAGGGGGCGTTGGTGCTGATGCATGAGGCGCAATTGCTGCTAACGCAGCAGGAGCCATCGCATGGATCGCAATCGCTACGGGAAGATCGTTGAGGACATCGGGCTAGCAATTCAAAGCCTGAACGCCGGGGGATGTTCGCAGGATGCGGAGTGGGTGCGCCTCGTGTCCATGCACAAGCTGTATGCGCTCACCAAGGCGCTTGACGAGTTCCCCACCCCCATCCATCCCGTGGCCATCCTTGCCGCCGCTCACATCGTGATGCAGCAGGAGCGCCGGAAGGATTGCGCGCCGCTCGTGTCGCTGGGCCAGGGTGATTACCGCCGCGACATTTCCGAGGATGAGGTTGAGCCTGCACCGGAGGTGCCGCTTCTGACCCGTGGCGTTCGCGTCATCCGCTCGCTGGCGGGAGGTGGCCGATGAGCCTTGTTGAAGTGGCCGAGGTGCTGGGCTGCGATCCCAAGACCGTTTGGTACCACGAGCAGAAGGCGCTTGCGAAGCTGCGCGAAGCGATCACGCGCGAGCGTGAGTTGTTGGCGCTGGCCAAGGAGGTGCGTTGTGGCCGCTAACACCTTCGCCCTTGGCGTTCGTGAACACATCCCAGCCGCGGAATACCACGCGGTGCCTGCGCTGTCCTCCACCTTTATGAAGGCGATGCTTGCCAAGTCACCGCTGCACGCTCGCTACCAAATGGAGCATGGCGAGAGCAATGACGCCATGAACATGGGAACCGCGGTGCATACCGCGATCCTGACCCCGGACATGTACGAAGCCGAGGTGGCGGTAGCGCCCAAGTGTGACAAGCGCACCACCGCAGGCAAGGCCGAGTTCCGCGCGTTTGAAGTCCTGAACGGGCACAAGTTGATTCTTGATGCCAGCCAGGGCGAGGCGGTAGCGGGCATGGTTGCCGCGGTTCACGCTTCGAATTCGTGCCGCGCCATGCTCGAGATGGCTACCCAGCGCGAACTTTCCGTGTTTGCGGAAGACCCGCACACGGGCACGCAGTTGAAGGCGCGACTGGATGGGTATGACCCCGCCACCGGCTGGGTGATTGACCTAAAGACCTGCCGCGACGCGTCCTACCCCGGTTTCAAATCCGCGCTGTGGAACCTTGGCTACGGGTTGCAGGCCGCGTTCTACCGACGCGTGGCGCGCATCGCCGGGCTCAATGTGAGCGGGTTTGCGTTCCTGTGCGTCGAGAACACCGCGCCCCACGGCGTGGCCGTGTACGCGATGGACGATTCCGATATGGACTATTTCGAAGCGGACATGCGGCGGCTGATCGCGGACTACAAGGTGTGCCGCGAAACCGAGACATGGCCCGGCTACCCGGATCGCATCGAACGCATCGGGCTTGCGAATTGGGCGCGGCGGCAGCTTGAGGAAGGGCTTGCACGATGAGTGAGCTAGCAACCGTTCCCAACGCCGCGCACATCGAGCGCGTGATCGAACAGGTGATGCCCCGCAACGCAAGCCAGGTCGATCGAATGGCGCTGGCGGCCATGATGAAGACCTACGGCCTTGATCCGCTGCGGCGCGAGGTGTACCCGCTGGCGTTCGGCGGCCGCCTGTGCCTGTATGTGTCCATCGACGGGTGGCGCAGGCTGGCGCGTGAATCGGGTCGCTACCACTCCGGCGTTTGCATCTACCACCGCGATGCTGCCGGGGCTGTGGATTCCTGCACCTTCAAGGTAACCACCACGGAAGGCGGGGAGTTTGAGTTCACCTGCTGGCTTTCGGAGTTCAAGGGATCAAGCCCGAACTGGCGCACCCAGCCGCTGCACATGCTGCGAACGCGCGCCGAAGCGCATTGCCTGAAAGCCGCTTTCGGGTTCAGCGGTGCCACCGAGGGCGATGAGGAACTAGCCGAAGCCACCACCGTGGTGGAGGCAGATAGCGCGCTGGCCGCGCTGAATGCCCGTGTGAGCCAATCCGCGGAGCGAACGACGGTATCGCTCCCCAGCGCACCGGCGGTGGTGGTGGAGCAGCCACCGCCGCCGAGCGCGCCGGATCGCATCCAGCAGCTAGCCGAATCCATTGCCGAGAAAGCCAAATCGGTTGGCATCCGATGGAGCGCAAAGCAGGCGGTGACCGCGGCAAGAAAGACCGTTGACGCGGGAACTGATCCATCCGAGGTGGATGGGTTGATTTTGAAGGCACTTCAACAGCAGGCCGAGCGCCTGGAGAAAGGTTCGGAATGATCGATCTTATTCACGGAAGCAGCGAGGACAAGGCACGCAAGTCGAGCGGCGCAGGCGGCCCCTGCCCCGAGGGCACCTACACCGCCACGATCAGCAAGGCCGAAGGGCGTGAAAGCCCGTTTGAGAACATGAAGACCACCGACAACCCACGCGGGTTGGTGGTAACGCTGTGGTTCGACATCGAAACCGGCGGCCAGCGGTACAAGGTGTTTGAGGACATCGCGGTGACGCGCATCATGCGCTTGAACGAACTGCTGGACGCGTGCGCGCTTCCGCACATCGATACCGCCACCAAGCGGTTCGAAGAGTCGAACCTTGAGGGGCGCGAAATCCTGCTGCGCGTGTACCACTCGCAGAACGGGCGCGCCAAGGCGGGCGATTTCATCCGCCCCACCCAGCAGCGCAGCACGGCCACGGCCGCGAAGCCTGGGCGCAAGGCGGTGCAGCCCGGCGCGGATGGGATTCCCTTCTAACGAACCCCCGGAAAGGCCGGGGCGGTTGAGTTTTCGCCGCCCCGGCTAATGGGGAACACTTCTCAACATCTGTAGCGGATTCGATCCGCGGCAAGGATGCCGATGGTTACGGTGGAACTTACCGACGCGGAAATCGAACTATGCGAGCGCGTGGCCGAGGCGCGCATGGCGTTTGGTGCAGCGAATGGGCTGAACCACGCGTGCATCATGGATCGGATTTTCACCGAGCGCGAGCAACACGAGTTCGGTGGCGCTGCTGGGGAACTAGCGGTAGCCAAGTGGTTTGGCGTGCGCGGCTACGAACCATCTGTGCAGTATGTGAAGGGCGCAGTAGATGTAGAGCCGGACATTGAGGTGCGTTCCACCGGCTGGATGAACGGGCAACTGGTGGTGCGTCCACGCGATCACGGCGATAGGCGCTATGTGCTGGCCATCACGAGCCTCACCAAGAGCTACGGCCAGGTGAGGCTTGCCGGGTGGATGTGGGGCCACGAGGCGCGCCGCGATGAGTTCCTTCAAACCTATTACAACCAGCCCGAGCATTGGGTACCGCGTGACGCGTTGAACCCGATGCACACCATGCAAAGGGAATCGAATGGAACCGTATGACGCGCTGTTGCGCGATTTGCAGCGTGTATGCACCAAGCCGCGCGGTCTGATTGCCCGCGCCATCGCGGCTATTGCCACCCTGCGCGAACAAGCGAAGGTGTGGGAAGAGCGCGCGGACTACCTGCGCGAGCGGTGCGAGGATTTCAGGAAGCGGAACGATTACCTAGAACGCCGGGAAAGCGGGGTGCGCCATGAGCGATGATCCGGCAAGCGCCGAGGCGTTTGAGTGGGAGACCACGATGGCGTTCGCGCATGAACTAACGCAGCCGTGGGATGGAATGGGTTCGATGGCGAACCACCAGCGCAGGCTCGCGGCTGAATTGATCGTGCGCCTCTACAACCGCTGCACGATGGAGGCGCAACACATCATGGAGATTCGACAACAGGTGGAGGATTTGCGTGGTGAGCGCGACGAGGCGAGGCGAGAGGTATCGAAATTGATGGGTGGTAGTGCAGAGCAAAATTGGTACGCAAATCGTCGAGGCTGGGACTGCTTCAAGGATTCCAAGTGACCACCACCGATGCCGCCGCGGCCGCGATCGAATCCGCGTACCAACTGCTGGGCCTGATCTTCGAAGCGAATGACCTGATCGAGTTCCGCACCATCGGCGGCGCTGGTGGGCTGCGCGATTGGGTTCCCCAGGCGAAAGCGTCGAGAGTGATCGCGCAGCTTGCCGCGACGGTGGCGAAGGGGCAGCATGTTTATTTCGGGGCCAACCCGCGGAGCGGGCGAGGCGGCAAGGCCACCGATGTGGCGTTGGCAAGGTGCCTGTTCGCCGATTTCGATGGCGGCACCACCGTTGAACAAGCGCGCATGGCGTGGCGTGAGGCGAACATCCCCGAACCCACGGTGGTGGTAAAGACGGGCGGCGGCATCCACGCTTGGTGGCGGCTGGCGGAACCCATGACGGATTTAGCCGAGTGGACGCGATACCAAAAGGCATTGGCCCACCGGTTGGGTTCCGATTCCAGCGTGACCGATGCCCCGCGGGTGATGCGCGTGCCTGGCTTCCACAACTGGAAGTACCCCGAGCAACCGCTTTGCGTGGTGCATGAGAGCGAAGCGGATCATATATGGACGCTAGACGAGTTCCCCGCCCCGCAGGACGGTGGGACGGTGTTGATGCCCCCAGCGGCCACACCGGCGGCGGGATCGCTTTCAGACCTTTCTAGACGCTTCCTTGAGGAAGGGTTTGTGATGCGCCAGGGCAGGCGCACCACGGTGTTTACGGTTGCCTGTGACATGAAGGCGCGCGGGTGGTCGATTGCCGAGGCCGGGCCGAGGATCATGGCGCGGGCGGCCACGCTGGGGCTTACCGCCGATGAACTGATCGACCTGAACCAGCGGCAGATACCCAACGCGTTTGCCGCCGAGCGGAAGGCCGTAAGCGGGCCCGCAGAGGCTGTGCAGGCCGTGGAGCCCCCGCCAGCCGCCCCGGCGGCACGCTTGCAGCCTGTGCCCATCTGCGCCCTCGTAGCGAGGTGTCCCGAGTTGCGGCGGCCGGTCATCGAAGGGCTGCTGCGAACGGGCGAAACCCTGAACCTGATCAGTAGCCCCAAGATGGGCAAAAGTTTTCTTGTCAACCAACTTGCCATATGCGTTGCCAGGGGCGAACCGTGGATGGGTTTCCAAATCCCGAAGGCGGGGCGCGTGCTGATCGTGGATAACGAATTGCACCCCGAGACAAGCGCGGATCGCATCCCGAAGCTGTGCGCCGCGCAGGGCATCCCGTTTGAGTCGCTGGCGGATCGCTTGGACATCCTGAACTTGCGCGGTGACCTAGTGGACTTTGACGGGCTGGGCGCACGCCTGTTCGACCATTGCGCGGCCGGGCAATACACCGTGGTGATCCTCGACGCGTTCTACCGCTTCCTGCCAGCGCGCACGGATGAAAACGATAACGGGAGCATGGCGCGCATCTACAACCAAGTGGATAAGTGGGCGCGCACGCTCGATTGTGCATTTGTGATGATTCACCACACCAGCAAGGGCGATCAAGCCGGTAAGGGCGTGACCGATGTGGGCGCGGGTGCCGGATCGATGAGCCGCGCCGCTGATAGCCACTTGATCCTTCGCCACCACCGCGAGGAAGGGCATGTGGTTCTAGACGCGGCGGTGCGTTCCTTCGCGCCCATTGAACCGCGCGTGCTGCGCTGGGCCTATCCCCTGTTCCACATGGCCCCGCACCTTGATCCCAAAGACTTGGCCAAGCCAGGCAAGAAGGATGCAGACGATGACGGGTGGAGCGCCCAACGGTTCGTGGAGGAGTGTTTCAGGGTTGAGACAAAGCAACCCAACGGTGCCACGGTGTGGCTTGATCGTGAGGCCATGAGCGGCGCGGAGCTGCGAGCCACGGCCGAGGCCATGAAGCTGACCAAGGGCCGCGCCGAGAGCCTGCGAACGCTGGCGCTGGGTAGCGGGTTGATTGAGAAGCAGGGATCAACCAAGGGCGTGGTTTGGGTGCGCCGAACCCACCCCGCCGCCGTGAATAATTCAAACGGAGACGCGTAACAGCGTGTAACACGATGAGGGAAGGTCCGATACTAATTAGGTTTTTGGCCCAATTTCAAATGGCGAAATTAGGGCGGCAGGGCTGTTTTATTTCCTTTTTCTCTCCCCTAAAGGGAGAGAGAAAAAAGAAAAAAACAACCCAGCCCTATCGGATCAGTTATCGGAATCGAAGGGAATATGCATAAATGGGAACCACGAGCGCCCAACCGTGGCAAGTAATCATGGCGCTTGCGTCCCTCGAATTTGGGTACGGGAACGATGCGAGCATGGCCGCCTACCGGGATCACCTGCGCCGCCACCAGCGCGAGCGCATCACCGCGCTAGCCGTGATCGTGCGCGTGTGCCAGGTCGAACCATCGGCCGCGGCCATCGCGCTGGGCATCACGGACATCCAAACCGCCACGCGCAGCCTGCACCGGCGGCCACCCGACCCTGACGAGGTGCGAGAGTTCGCGCGCTTGGTTGCCGCGATATTCCGCAAGGCGCACGCCATGCACCTGCGCGCGAAGCTGCGCGAGGTGATGAAATGAGTGAGCATGAATGCGGTTCGGGGATAATGCCGGGCATGGAGGAAGTGCTATTGCGATGGGGCCCGTGCGACGGTGATCGGGTTCAGGTCGATGGCACGGATTTGGAAATCCGCGTTCCTGTGGTCATGGGCGTGTGCTGCGAGGAGTTGCCCAGCAACATCGGGCGCGATGTCTACACGGAGGCGATCTACATCCCCGACAAGGCCGGAGTGTGGTGGTACAGCGGCCGGATGCGTTACCGCGATGACGGTGGCGAAGCGTATTTCCATCCCGCGTGAAAAACTGTGAGAGGATGACCGCATGGGCAGGCATTCACGGCAAAAGGGCAAGGCAGGCGAGCGCGAAGCGGCCGCAGTTCTCCAGCAGCATTGGAACGCCACCGAGGCGCGCCGAGCGCAGCAGTTCTGCGGTGCCGCCGGTGATGCTGATTTGCTGGGGCTTCCGGGCCTGCATTGCGAAGTGAAGCGGTACGCGGCCATCGGTGCGCTGAAGTTCCTTGAGCAAGCCGAGCGCGATGCAACGCCGGGAACCGTGCCATTTGTGATGATGCGTCAGGACGGGGACACCGAATGGGCCGTGATGCTGCGCCCCAGCGATGCGCCGGAGTTCGCGCGCCGCGTGCTGGCCATGATCGCCGAGCGCCCGCCCATGAATGCGGAGCCGGAGCCTTGAGAGTTGCGGCGATTAGCTGCACGCATTCGCCGCACACCCCAATGGCTACGCACCATTGGTTACTCAAGACTCTTGCCGATCTAAAGGGCATTACGCACTTCATCCACCTTGGTGATGTGTTCGAAGCCAGCGCGGCGAGCGTTCACCCCGACGAGGCCGGGCATTCGCTGTTGGATGAGTACAGGCACGCGGCCGCGTTCCTGAAATCGATCCGCGAGGTGTTGCCGCGCAAGGCGCGTTGCCACATCACCGAAGGCAATCACGATGACAACCTACGGAGCCAAGACCCCCGCCGCATCCCGCGTGCGCTGCGGGCTGTAGCCGATTTCATGCACGCCGAACCGTTCGCAACCGAAGCGAAGCGGTGGCATTGGACACCGTACAGGAAAGACCGCCGCGGGTGCCTTGAGCTTGGCCCCATCGTGGCAACGCACGGTTTCGATGTGGGGCAGAACAGCGACGAACTAGAGGCGCTGCAATTCTTCAACGCCACCGGCGGAGCCCCGCACCGGCTGTTCATCCGCGGGCACACCCACCGCCCAGTTGCGCCAACCCAATGCAGGCGCACCCGATCCATTCCGCTGCCCTACTGGTACGCGAACGCGGGTACCTGCGGCCCGCTTCAGCCTGGGTGGATGTCGCGCCGCGATACATCGCAATGGGGCAGCGCAATCATCGTGATCGATGTGGGCGAGCCCATGAGCCGCCGCCGTGGTCGCAACTGGGAAGCGCGGCTAGAGGTGATGCCGTGAAGGGCGATGAGTTCCGCACCCGCATTGCCGGGCGTGTTTGGCGTGTGCGCTTCGAACCCGCACGCGTGATGGGAACCGATTGGGGCCGCTGCTGGCTACCTGCTGGCCGCCACCCGCTCATCCAAGTCCGGCGCGCCCTGCGCGGCCAGCGCGCGCTGGATGTGCTGGTGCATGAGTGCTTACACGCTGCACGGCCGGAGCTGGATGAGGCGGCCGTAGAGGCCACGGCGAGCGCCATCGCCCGCGCCCTGTGGCGAGCGGGCTACCGCAAGGTGGATGCGTGAGCGAGCCGCGCCGCTTCCCGCCCCGCCTGCGGATCAACGCGGGCAAGGCAGCCGCGCCCCGCGCCTGGGTGAATGCCCAGCAGCGCCACGATGAGAAGCGCGGCACGGCCAGCCAGCGTGGCTATGGCGCGGCGTGGCGCAGGCTTCGGCTGGTGATCCTGAACGCTGAACCCCTGTGCCGCCATTGCCTGGCGCGTGGCGTGCCCGTCCCAGCCGTGGAGGTTGACCACATCGTGCCCCTACGCGATGGCGGGGATAACGCGCGCGCGAACCTGCAACCGTTGTGTGGCGAGTGCCATGATCGAAAGACCATGCGCGACCTGCTGTTACGCAAGGCGAACAAGCAATAGGCCATTTTTGCGCTAAAAACGGGGGGGAGGGTCGGATTTGAGCGATAGGCGAGGTAGGACCAATGTTGGGACCGCGTTGCACGCGGCCAAGAATCCCACGAATGACCCTGAAAACGGCCCTAGGATGCTTCAGGATCGATCCGAACCGCGGAAACGGTATCAGATACGAACCAAAACGCAATGCCCCCTAGGCGAACCCCTACCCCCACACTCAAGTTGCGCGGTTCCGAGCTGCTGGCCCAGCGCGCAGCCGAACCGGATGGCAATACCAATGGAGCCCCGACCCTGTTCAGCCAGGTCATGGCGTGCGAAATCGCGCGCCGCTACTTCGACCGGCTGGTCGATGACCTTCGCGGGCTTGGGCTGTATGCATCCGAGGACTATGTGAGCCACAACCACTACGCGTTAGCCGCTGCGGAGTGGGAGAAAGCGCAGGCGCTGATTGAGTCCGAGGGCATGACCATCGTGACCCCACAAGGGAAAATCCTTAATCCAGCGCTGAAGGTGCGTGACAATGCGCGCGCCGAGGTTGCGCGGCTGTGCCGCGAGTTCGGGCTATCCCCCGCCAGCCGCGTGGGCCTGCAATCATCGAAGAAAAAGGGCAATGCCGCGAGCGCCATCGAAAGCATCCTCAAAGCGAAGACCGCCTAAAGCCGCAACCATCGCGGGTTTCAGCGCGGCCAAGACTGCGAGCAAGGGAGACTGGTTCGATGAGCGCGAGTGGGAACGCATCCGCAGTTTCTTCGGCGCGCTGACGCATCAGAAAGGCAGTTTCGCTGGCCAACCGTTTGCCCTGTTGCCCTGGCAGGAAGACTTCCTAGCCACCCTGCTGTGTTGGAAGCGCGCCGATGGGCGGCGCAGGTTCACCACCTGCTATGCGGAAATACCACGCAAAAATGGAAAGACCACGCTGATGAGCGCGGTTTGTCTGTGGATGCTGCTGTGTGATTCCGAACCGGGCGCGGAGGTTTACTGCTGCGCCTCAAGCCGCGACCAAGCCGCGGTGTGTGGCGATAGCGCGCGGCAGATGATTCAGGCGAACGCGACGCTAGCGGGCTTGGTGGATGTGTTTCGAAACACGATCACCTACGGGAACAGCAAGCTTGAGATTCTGTCCAGCGATTCAGGAACCAAGCACGGCAAGAATCCGTCATGCATTGTGTTCGATGAGTTGCACACCTACGACGCAAACGGGCGCGACCTGTATGACGCGATGGTGAGCGGCCAAGGTGC